CGATTTGGGCGAAGGCGGATGGCACGTTTGCCGACTACTGTGCGGCGGTGGATGCGGCGATGGAGGCCGACGATGGATGGGCAACGGCGTGACTTTGAAGCATGGGCGGCAAAGAACGGCTTTGCCGACTTTGATTTTCGGGGCGGCGGCTATTCCTCACCGGCAACATCGGGCGCATGGAAAGCGTGGCAGCACTGGACGCGCCCGCAGACGCACTGCAACGAAGGCGACTGCCACTACTACGGCCAGAAGCGCCCTGCCTCGTGCGCGTGCTCACGGGCCTAACGGCCTGCTCAGGGGGCACCAACAGCCATGACCAAGTTCGACGAAGCCGCCGTGGCCGATGCTGTTGGTGCTCCCTTGGAGCAGGGGGTTATGGCGCCGCGTCCGAAGCGCGCGGACGGCCGACGGGCAGCGCTGGCAGGCCGGCGGCTGCTGCAATCCGCTGCGCTTGTCGCGCGGACAATCCGAACTTGCGTGCAGCCTCAGCGGGTGTGCCGTGGCCTGCGGCCAGCCACTTGGCGGCCTTCTCGGCCGCTGCTGATGGGCGGCCTGCCATTACTCCGCGTCCTCGAAGTCACCCTTGATGACCGGGCGGCCATTGATCCAGAGGCAGTACAAGCCACGCGCTTCGATGGCCGCTTGCTCGCACTCTTCGCGGTGACCAGTCTTGATGAACTCCCCGGTCTGCGTGAAAGCGGCGGCGTCAAATTGTTCGGCGCCTTCGGGAAATTGGAAGTTGACCATCTGTGCTCTCCTGTTGTCGGCTGCACTGCGCATCCGATGACTGAAGAATACGTCATGATGACGCAATACGCAAGGGGCTGGAATGTAAAGATGGCGGCGCACTGGAAGCGCCATAACGGCTGAGCTAACCGGACAGACCCGGCGAGGAAACCATGACAGACGAACTGAACACGAACGCCGGGGCTGGTCCGGTTGAGCGAATGGTTAGGCCTGGTGGCCGGAGAGGAAACCGATGAACGCAACGATGAAGCCCCGCGCCTGGCTGTGCGAACTGGCCGAAGAAGACGGCACCACGCGAACGCAGTTTGTGGAAGAAGACCCGGCTGGCCTGCGCTGGAATGACAGCGGCGAGCCGAGCCCGTACCGCACTACGCCACTGCTGACGATGGAGCAGGCCGCGCAGATGGTGGCGGCAGAGCGGGAGCGGTGCGCGACCATGTGCGAAAACGCTGCGGCAAGATTTACGGCTGAAGGAATGCCAATCTCTGGCCCGTTTTTCAACCTCGCCAAACAGATGCGCGGGCCTAACTAGCTGATATGCAAACTTTGCAAACTCACCGCCACCGAATGCGGCGCTACCCCATGCGCAAGGGCGGCAGGCGCTGGCACATCGCGCCCGAGCGCTGGCGCGAAATCCTGGCCGCGCGTGATGCCGAGCGCATGGCCGCCCTACTGGGCGCCTGTAGATGCGGTGGTCAGCGGGTCGTAACGCCCGACGCACTCGATGCCGGCTGCGCGAGTTTCGTCAGCGTATCTCGCCAGGTCGATGCGTCGGTCAGCGCACTGGCCGAGCAGCTCGGCAAGCACTGCGTTGGCGGCGCCGGCGGCCTGGCACTGTCGGGCAGCGGCTGGATCTTCAGCGATGGCACGACCGTGGTCCGCGACTGCGTCGATGGCGACGCGCAGCCCGCCCCCAGCAACAGCAGCGGCAACAGCAGCAGGGCGCGCAACAGCACGGTCTTGGTTTGCATGGTTCGATCCTTCGGTTTGTGCTTGGGTGATGCGGCGCTCGTCCAGGCGCCTGCGCTCGCTGGCCTGCGCGGCTGCGTCGGCAGCCTGCTGGCGCTCGGCGGCCACGGTGGCCTGCAGCGTGGTCAGCGCCGCATCAGATCGCCCCAGGCGCCACGATTGCGCGCCCAGCAAGGCCAGGGTAGCGGCCAGGGCCAGCGCGAGCACTGAGCGGGGAATCAGGGCAAGCAACGCGCCCATCAGGCGGCCACCTTCGCGGTGGCCTTCTGCGCCACGTTGGCGGCCCCGTAGAGCCCCATGACGCCGACCACCACGGCTGCATAGGCCGTGGCATCGACCTTTCCGCCCCAGCACAGCGCGGTGACGCTGATCAGGATGGACATCGATACGATGAACTTGCGGCCACCGGCGCGCGACAGGGCCGCAGGCGGCGCCGTGGATTCGAGGATGGGGGTCAGGATCTGCGTGTCGGGCATGGGGTGCTCGCTGTAGTTGATGCGGGCCGTGCGGCCAAGGTGCAGGCGCTGGACGACGCGGCCGGTGTGCCAGTCGACCTCGGCCAGCGTGCTGCCGTCATCCCAGCCCGGCACGGCGCATGGCGTCGCGGTACTTCGGCGCGCGGCTGTTGATGACGTCGGCCACATGGTGGCGGTTGATGTCGCAGGGTGAGCGTCCGCCGTAGAGCGCAGCCCGGCTCTTGAGGCAGTGCCGCTCGACATGCCCCCACCACCGCCCAGGGTCGCAGCCGGCAGCCATCTGGCAGGCGCGGCGCTCGCGCTGCAGGCCGGAGATGCCGCCGTTGTAGGCCGCATCGGCCATGGCCAGGCGCTGCAGTGGGTCGGCGACAGCGCGCAGCGCCTGGAAGTCGCCGCGCACCTTCAGCACCAGGGCCCGCATCTGCAGGTCAGGCCGGGTGTAGATGTTTGCCCACGACAGCGCGCGCAGCTCAGGGTGCATGCTGCGCAGCTCGTCGAGCGCGTCGAAGCGCAGCGAGCCATCCGCTGCCCATGCGCGCGTGAGCTGGCCCAGGCCGGCGCCCTCTTCGCGCGAAGTCTTCAGCCTGGACGTGGGCGACCAGCACCGCGAGTGCGTCAGGCTGATGCACGACTCGTGCTCGATCAGGCCGGGCATGTATTCGCGCAGCGGCACGGCGGGCCAGTGGGCATCGATCTCGGCCTGCAGCGCTGGCAGGTACTGCAAGGCCTGGGGCGGCACTGCGGCATGTGCACCGCGGCCGAACAGCGCCAGCAGAGCGCTGATCACGATGGCCAGCGCTACCAGCGCCAGCCCGGCGCCGATCGGGTGCTCACCGGCCTTGCCGAACAGATCCTGCATGTCGGCCTGTCGGTAGTCGAACAGGCCCTTCCGTGCCAGGTGTGCGAATGCCACCGCAAGCAGCGGTGTGACCAGCGCCAGCAGCAGCGAGCCGGTAGCGATCCCGCGGTCGGGGTCGGTGGCGAACAGTGCGGCGAGTACCAGGGCGCAGCCCGCCCCCATAAACCAATGCCTGAATCGAATCTTCATCTGCAGTCCTTCAGGGCTTCCAATGGTGCATGCGGACCCAGTCCGCGAACATGACGCCGGCGCCTGCCAGCGCCGCCCAGATCAGGCCGGTAAGGGTCTTCTCGATCACCGCCTGGCGCAGCTTGATCGACTGCGCCTCGCGCTGGATGGCCAGGCGCACCCATTGCCGTTCTTCCTCAGTCAACACGTTCTTGGGCAACGCATCGGCGACCGCTTCAGCGACCACCACGCGCACGGCCTCGACCATCTGCTGCCGCACTGCATCCGCCGGCATCAATGCACCCCCGGCGCAACGTCGCCGATGCGCCAGTCGGCCAGCATGTCTTGGTGCCGGGGAGTGATGCGCGCCAGGTCAGCGCGGAAGCGCGGCACACCGAACAGCGAGACAACGGTCTCGGCCAGCTCGCTGCAGAACCACCTGTCAGGTTCCTGCCAGTTGCGGTGCAGCGCGATGCCCAGCAGCGCAGTCCAGTCGTAGGGCTTGCCCACCTGCGCGTCGAGCCACGCACGCGCGCCCTGCACGTCGATGATGTTGATCTCGCGCACCTCGCGGTCGGGGTAGTGGTCGAGCCACTCGGCGACGAAGGTCTTGCGAACGCCGCCCTGCAGCATCGTCGAGTCGTACACCATCGAGGTGTCCTCGTCTAATATCGCGCTGTGGCTGTAACGGCTCCACATCACGGCGCGCAGGGCCCATGAGCCGAGTGAGTTGTTCGCACAAAGAATCAGCTTCACGGCGATCTCCTACAGCCCTGCCGCAACAACGAAGAGCGCATCGAGCTGCGCCGACGACAAACCGAGCTCCGGCGCGAGGGCAGCGACGAAGGCGTGATCTCGGTGCACCTCGTTTGACCTCTGCCACCAAATGGTCGCCTCGGTCTTGGTCTGGCCAGCTGGCATGGCCGCGATGACAGCATCGACGGTGGTCTCGCTGATGCCGGCCCGCGACAACGCGATGCGCGCTTGCGCCATGCTGACCGATCGCGGCACGGGAGCGGGTGGAGGGGCGGGCCTCGTGAATGCGTGCCCGTCCCACGCGTCCCCGATTTCCGCCCCACCACCGGCAACCGCTCCGACCAACGCAGCGAACGCGGCGTCGGCCTCAATCACGTTCACGACCACGCCGGCCGAGATGACTGCATAGCGTGCCATCAGCTGCCCTCGCTCAGAAGAACTCGATCACGCGGACATGGCCGCGACCACCAGCGCCACCAGCGCGGCCAGTGGCCGAGAAGTCGCAGGTGCCGCCACCGCCGCTGCCAACGCCGCCAGCCGAGCCGTCAGCGCCAGAGCCGGCAGCGCCGGCAGCGCCGACAAGCGGGTTCAGCCCGCCCGAGCCACCAGCGCCGGCCGCGCCGCTCACTGTCGTGCTGGGGCCGCCACCACCGCCGCCGCCATGGCCAGCCTGCATGGAGATGCCGCCCGCGCCGCCAGCAGCCGTCGTGGTGGCCGAACCACCCGTGCTGCCGCCCGAGCCGCCGCCCGCGCCGCCCCACATGCCACACCCGCCGCGCAGGCCCACCGCGGCACTTGTGCCGGTGACGCTGCCCGGCGCTGCAGCCCCGCTGCCGCCGGCATAGGGCTTGTTCTCGGAATCGACACCGACCACGCCTGCGACGTTCGACGCGCCACCGGTCGGGCCGGTCTGCCCGGTGCCGTAGGTCTTCAGGCCTGCCCCGCTGGAGCCGCCCGCGCCGCCCTGCCCGCTGCCTGGGCTGCCGGCACCCGCAGAGCCCGCGGCAGCCAGCCCGGCGCCACCGCCGCCGCCTGCGCCCGCTGCCGTGCTGCACCCGGCCCCGCCCCCGCCGCCGTAGGCGGTGAGCCAGGCGCCGAACGAGCTGTTGCCACCGGCAGCGCCAGCGGCCCCGGCAGTGCCGGCCGTGCCTGCTGCGCCCACGGTGATCGTCTCAGTCGCGCCGGTGGCCGACGCCAGCAGCACCACCTCGCCATAGGCCCCGCCACCCCCGCCACCACTGCCGCCGATGGTGGATGCAGCCGACTTGCCGCCGCCCCCGCCGCCCGCACCGAGCACCAGAGCCAGCACCGCAGTGCACCCGGCTGAGCGGGTCCACGTCCCCGAGCTGGTGAAGTCGGTCACCTTGGTGGTGCCGGGCGGGTTGGCGATCAAGATGTCCCAGTCCGCGAGCGTGCCGCTGCCGCCGACCAGGCTGACGGTGACGGTGAGCGTCGTCGAGGCGTAGGACGCCACGGCCCCCCACATCCAGTTCGCCCGATTCGCAGCGCTGCTGATGATCACCGGCTGGCCAGCGATGAAGCCCTTCGAGGCCTGCGTGGTGAACACCTTCGAGCCGGTGCCGATGGCCAGCGACGTCGTGCTGGTGCCCTTGGCCAGCGGATCGCCGGTTTGCGACAGCACCTGGCTGTAGGTGGCCCACACCTCGGCGGACAGCGCGTTTGCCTCGCCCTGGAAGACGGGCAGCGCGGCGAGGAAAGCGTCACCACGGGCTGCGAAGTTCGTCGGGTCGCTGCGCTGCGGCGGCGTCGGTAGCGGCGTGATTTGGGCGGCCATCAGATCATCCCTTCGATTTCAAGTGAGCAGTACGAGGTCCGCGGGTAGGCGATCTCGATCTGGAAGTCGCGCCAGTAGCCGTAGACCACCAGCGGCGAGAACAACTGCGTGTCAGGCGCACCCACCCAGAGGCACGGCGTAGCGCGCAGCGCGGCGAGCAGGGCCTGCACCTTGCGGAGCGTCAAGTTCGACAGAATGAGCCTCTGGCTCGATCGCTTCGAGAACGCGCGCTTCGTGATCTTGGTGACCCCGTAGACGTTCGTTGCCTTGACCGAGTAGTCAGTGATCCCGGCGCTCGCGCCGAACTGTGTGTCGCCAAGGTCGTGCATCTGCCCGAACAGCACTCCGCCGCACCCCACGGTGCCGGTGCCGGTGATCGTGACGACGATGGTGGCGGCGAGGTAAGACGGCACGCCCTCGAACACCAGCGCGGCGCTCAGGTCGTAGGCCCCAAAGAAGTAGTCGGACCAGGACAGCAGCGACGTGCTGTCGATGGCCTGCGTCACGTCATAGATCGGCGTGGCGCCATCGAACATCTGCACACGCACGGTGCTGCCCATGAGTTCGACGAAGCCGATGGCGTTGATCGCGCCGGGTTGCACGGTGAAGGTGAACGAGGTGGTCGCGGTGGTCTGCGAGTTCACCTGTTGATCGAACGCGCGCCAACGGTTGGTGCTGGACACCTCCAACCAAAACGGCAGCGCGAGCGTTGCGTCGTTGGCCGGCGAGTGGTTGGTGCCAGCCTGCAGCGCCTCGTATATCTTGTGGTTCTGGATGCAGCGGTCGCCCACGACGTAGGCGGTCGCACCCGACCACGCGGTGTAGTCCGTCTCGGGCACGCTGTGCGAGATCAGCGTGGCGTCGGTGATGGCGACAGGGTTGAGGACTTTCATGTCGTCGTCCTGGTCGGCGGCATTCCGTCGATGTCCCACCGATCAGCTATCACGCGAGCGGTGCGGCCAGTGCTGATAGCGATGGCCTGCTGGCCAGCGTTGGTTTCAGATCGCATCTCGACGATTTCTTGCCGAAGGCGTTTTACTTCGGCCAGCAGCGCATCCTCGCGAAGCCCAGGGTTGCGCAGCATCGCGGCGGTCTGCTCGCTGTTCCACACGCGTGCCGGCCCCATGTTCACCAGCTCGGGGCCTTGCTCGCCCACGATGGCCAGGCCGCCGGAATGATCACCGCCCGCGGCAAAGGCTGGCAGCATGTTTGCCAAGGCCCATGCAAGAGACTTCCCGGACGTCCACCCCATGGCCGCATCAAGCGTTGCGGAAGTGATCCCGGCATCCACAGCGCGTCTGTAGATCGCCAAGGGGTCGTTCGCGTTGGCCGCGACGAATGCGCGGATGTCATCGACGGAGAACCCGGCAATGGTTGCCCCGTTCACCCCCGACAGCGCAGCAAACGTGCCGGGCGTGTAGCCAGCAAGAGCGTCGATGTTCGGTGTGCTGATGCCGAACTCGGCCGACTTTTCTGCCACGACGGCGGCATTTCCTGCAACAGTGTTCGATTTGATGAAGTCTGCGGCTTCAGAGATCGTCGTCACCGCCCCGTTGACGCCCTTGATTGCCGCCGATGCGTTGTCTTGCCCGGCCGCTTTCACAGCAACCGCCCCGGCCGTGTCTGAGTACGTCGAGACGGCTCCGTTGGTCACCCACTGATTCTTCTGGCTGGGCGCTGCGTCAGGAGCCTTGCCGCCGGTCAACGCCGCCAGCGGCCCCAGCGTCTTGGCAAAGTCGGCCAGGGCTTGCGCTACGCTCTTGACCGAAGCATCGATGCCCAGCGCGGCGGCCAACTGCGCCTTGGCGGTTGCCAAGATGTCGGTGAGCACTGCCAATTGCGCTTCGTAAGCGTCTTTTAGCGCGCTCTTTTGTGCCTCGCCCTGCGCCAGCGCGCCGTCAAGCACGGCCTGCGCTGCTTTAGCTGCGCTGTCCAAGCCGACCAGCGTTGTGTCGTAAGTTGTTCTTGCGCCAGCGAGCTGCCCGTCAAGTCGATCACGCGCGGCTGCAATCTGGTCGCGAGCAAGATCATTTGCGGCGTCCAGAGCATCCCGGATGCCGTCAAGCCGCGTCATGGTCGCGTCGTTGGCGGCGTCCAGCGCGTCGCGCATGGCCAGCGTAGCGTCGAGCTGCGTCTGCGCTCCGTCCAGCTGCGTGCCAGCGATGTCGCTCAAGTCGCGAATGTCAATGCTCGTTCGGTAGAAGTCGCGCAGGTAGTCCTCGAAGCTCCCAAATAGGTCTTCGCTGGGCTTCGACACCGCCTCCAGGGCGGTCTTCAGTGCGTCGGCGTCAGGCAGCACGCCAGACGCCTTTGCCACGGCCAGGGCGCTCGCAATCTGTGCCTGACCGCGCGCTCGGTCTGCGGCCTCGCTGCCGATGGGGTGCAGCGAGGCCAGCGTTGCCCGCAACGAATCATTCAGGCCACGCAGGCGGTCAACCGTCGCTCCGGCCGCATTGATCACAGCCGACATCTGATCGGCCGCCGATTTGTAGGCCGCCTGCGCCGCTTTGCGCTCGGCATCGACGGCCTTGGTCGCGTCCGTGTAGGCCTTTGTCTGCGACTCCGCTTGCGCGTCAAGCGCGGCGCGCGCCGAGTTGATCGCCGACACCTGGGCGTCATAGATCGCTTTCGCGGCGGCGCGCTGCGCGTCGATCTCAGCCATCGTGGCCTTGAACTGCGCCTTCGCCGCGGCGATGGCCGCGTCAACTTTGGCAACGTCAGCTTGGTATGCGCTGGTCAGCGCATCCTTCTGGGCCGACACTGCGGCGTCTACACCCGCCAGCGCGGCCGAAGCTACGGACTTGAGTTGGTCGGTCAAAGAGGCCAGCGCTGCATTCGTCGAAGCTAGCGCGTTCGCCGCAGCGGTGGCCGCATCCTTCTGGTCTTGCAACGCATTGATCTGGTCGTACAGCGCCCGATTGCTTGGGTCCAGCGCAGCGCGTTCGCGCTCACGCAGGTCTGCCGTTTTCCCCAGCATCTGCGCCAGTTTGGTTTCAAGGCCGGCCCGTTCGGCCATGATGTCGGCGGCGGCCTTGGCGGCGTCCGCGGCGGCGTCGGCTGCAGGCACCACGCTGGCAAACGCAGATTCGACACCCATCAGCGCGGTAAATGCGCGCCGTCCCGCGTCGGTCGTCAGGTCTTGCGCATCCACCAGGGAGCGGAACGCGGCACGCGTTGCCGGCATGGACAAACCCACCTCGGCCAGGGCGCCGGTGACGGCCTTGGTGGTCAGTGCCGCACGCTCAGCGGTGGTGTAGAAGTCCTGCATGTAGCTGCTCGCGGCCTGCTTGAGAGTGTCCATGCCTCCGAACAAGCCCTGCAGCTCGATCGCGGCCTTGCCGCCATCGATCGAAGCTGCGAGCGCCGTCTTGCCCAGCATGTTCAACACGTCATTGACGCCGCCCAGCGCCGTGCCCACTCGCTCGATGGTCTGCGCAGTGGTTTCGCCGTACTTCGCCAGCGGCGCTACTGCGGCGGCATACCCCGACACCAGCGCGTCACCGTAGCCCGACAGGGCATCGGTGATCGCCTTCATGTTGGCGTCCTTGTCGTCGGTGAGCGCGAGCTTGATGTCGGTGGACACGCCGGCAAGCTGTTCTGCCGGCAGACCCAGGGCCTTGCCGTAGTTCGCGGCCTGGCTGTAGACCGACTGCGCGGCGTCGTCGAAGAATCGGCCAATGGCGTCATCCATCGCGGCCGTCTGCGTGTAGTGCTTGTCGCTGCGGAAGAGCCCGCCCTTCTCGGTGATGTCGGCATAGTTCTGGCCGGTGAACCCGCCGTTGCCGAAGGTGCCGCTTATGCCGCTTTGATCGACGCGTGGAGCCGCGTGGCCGAACATGTGATTCAAGCGCACCGATCCGCCCAGGATTTCCGACCACTTGTCGGACAGGCCCAGCTTCTTGAGTACGCTGGTTTGCATGGCCTCGGGGGTCATCTCATACCAGCCCTTGCCCTGAATCTGATCGCTGCCGGTGAAGCCCTTGTTGTAGAGGCTGCTGGCGTACTTTGCGGCGGCGTAGATCATCGCGGCATAGCCCGCATATGCGCCCCAAGTTCCCATGGCGGAGCTGCCGGCCTGGCTGGTCATGCCGGCTTCTTGCGCCGCGAGCATTGACGACTGCTGCGTTGCGAACCCGGTGCCGTAGGCCTGGCCGCTGTACACCGCGCCGTAGTTGGCAGCCGAGGCCGCTTGCCCGTACAGGCTCGACGCGTTGGATGCTGCGCTCAGCGCACTGGCGCCGGTTGACGCGTTCGAGGTGCCCGTGATGGCATTGGTCACCGCGCTGGTGACTGGCCCGGTAACGGCCTGCACAACGGGGCGAATGATCTGCGACTCGATCAACCGTTTGGCGCTTGCCCAGTTTCCGGTGAGCGCGTCATAGAGCGCGCTGCCCACTTGGTCGAAGGTGCGTTCCCACACAGCCTGCGCTTCCTTGGCGGCCGTGTCGTTGGCTTCTCGGGCCGCCTTGCTGCCAACCATTTCGATCAAGCGTTCGCGCACTGCGATTTCGGCTTTGATCGCGTTGATCTGGGTCGTGTTGCCGCTGCTGTTCGCCGCGTCCAGTTGTTCGCGCAGGCGCGCCAGGCCGACACGCTCCACCGCTTCGGCGAGTGAAATGTTCGCGGACTTGGACAGCGCGAGCGCAGTGGCTTCGTCTTCGAGTGAGCGGGTGCGCCTGATGGCCGCAGCGAGCGACTGCTGCGCGGCCTCGCCGATCTTCGTTGCGGCGTCAAGGATGGCCGCGCCTTCTTCGAGATAGGCTTTTGTCGCTGCCTCGGCGGCTTTCTCGGCAGACTCTGCGGCCTTCTTCATCGCCGGCTGCTGGGTCAGTAGCACGGCCTGCGCCTTGGTCAGTTTCTCCAGCGAGATCGCGCCGCCCTTGTACGCCACGCCAAGCGATTTCCACTTCTCGGTGAAGTCGCCGTTCAGGCCGCCCGATTGGTCGAGCATGTCTGCGGCCAGCTTCTTGCCGTCCTCGATCAGCTTCTTGTGCGCCTCGGCCGCCTTCTTGGCCGCCGACTGCATGTCGTCGTAGTTCTTGGCGAACTTCTTGACCCCTTCGGCGCTGGCCTCCTGGGTCGCAGCGGCTTCGCGCTCGGCCAGGATTTGCAAGCGCAAATCTTCCAAGCGCTGCTTGATCGCCGCACGGCGCGCCTCGGCCTGCAGGTTGTTGCCGCCGTTGCGCGGGGCCTGCATGGCGTCGAGCTGACGCTGTGCCTCGGCGAATTGCTCTTCGAGTGTCTTCTGCCGCCCAACGCCCAGCATCGCATCCCAGGCTTCTTTGGCGGTGTCAGCGATGCCGCGCCACACGCGCTGCACTGCGCCAAGTCGCACCTCCAGCGCCTTGGATCGCTCGGTCACCGCGTTGGCATAGGCGGTCTGCGCCACGGCTGCGGCCTCGGCCATCTTCCCCTGCTCTTCCAGCGCCTTGATCTGCTTGAAGGTGGAGATGGTCAGGAAGTTGGTCGCCTCATTGATCTTCAGCACCGCGTCGGCCGGGCTCTTGCCCAAGTCGTTGAACTGCTTGATCAGGGCATCGGCCGCAGGGCCGCCGGCGCGCTCCATGCGGATGACGGCCTCGGTGATCTTGTCGATCTGCGGGGCAGCCACAACACCGGACGAGACCAGTTGCTCGATCACCTCGGCGGCCTTGCCCTGCGTGCCCGCGATGCGTGCCATCGCCTTGGCCGATTCGTTGAGCATGCCGACCGTTTCGCCGGCCGCGTTGCCCGACAGGATCAGCGACTTGGCGTAGGCCTCGACCTCGTCGTGCCCCTGGGTGTAGGCAAGGGTCAGGGCCGCGACGCCAGCGGCCGCAGCGCCCAAGCCGACCACCAGCGGCGTGAACAGCGAGCCCACAGCGGCCAGGGCCGGTCGGAAGCCGCCGAACACGGCCGACAACTGCGAGCCCTGCTGAATCAACGCTGTCATCGGCGAGCCGCCGGCCTGAATCTGCACAAACAGATCCTGCAACTGTGCGCTCAGTTGCGCCGTTTGGTTCCCGGTCAGCTTCGTCTGCGCGGCCACGCCGGCGTGCGCCGCTTCCAGCGCCTTCAGCCCCGATGCCTTGTCCTTCAGCGACACCAGCGCAGCGGCTTGATCGGCCATGGCGCGGGCAGATGCCTGAGAGAGTCGGGTGATGTCGTCTTGACTGGCGCGGCCTTCCTTCACCGCCGCGTTGTAGGCGGCCTGCGCGGCCGCCGAGCGTCCGATTGCCTGATCTACCTTGGCCTGCGCGACCGCAACTGATGCGGTGGCCTTCTCCAACTTCAGCGCAGCGTCGGCGCTGACTGCGAAGGATTTGCCGATGCCATCCAGCCCGTCCACGACGGCCTTGTCACCATCGAGCCGCAGCTTAAATCCGACCTGGGTATCGATGCCGCTCATGGTGTCAGGTCAGCCCTTGGGCGTGCGTTGTTCGTTCTCGGCCCGCACCTCGGCTGCAGCATCGAGCCATGCGCGTTCCATGGTGCAGATCTCGTCGAGCGTTCGCTCACGAAGCCTGCGGCGGATCCGGCGGAATGCCGGCGAAGCACGCACGCCGGCGTAATCAAGGCCCGTGGGGCCGGCAAAGCCGATCCGCCACTGCGTCTGCACCTGTTGGAACAGGTCGAAGGCCGGCACGTTGTCCGGCAGCAGATGGAACTCGGGGGCAACTGGAATGCTGCCTTCAAGCACCAGGCCGAAGGCTGCGAGAGCTGCATCAACGTGCGACGACTCGCCGCCATCTTCATCCCCCGCAGTGAGTTCGCCGCGCGCCATCAGACGCGCGGCTTCCCTCAGTTTTTTTCCTTCCCCTTGGCGCCGCACGCTTCGAGGTAGGCTGCGAATGCAAGGCCGACGATGCCGACCACGTTGAACGCCGCAGCCAGGTTCTCGGGCGAGAAAGGCACTGGCGCACCATCGTCCTGGGTGACGTGGTTCCAGCCCTTGACCACGCGATTCATGACCTCGCCCACCGTGCCATTGGTGGCCGCCTGGTGCAGCTCGTCTGCAGGCAAGCGGTCGCAGACCAGCTCGAAGCTGAAGGGCTGGAACACGCCAGCAGCATTGGCGATGGCGCCCTTGACGGGCACGGTGACGGTGTCGGAAACGGTGAGCTTGAAGGCCATGGGGAACGGGTCTCGGTGGATGTCAGAAGCTGGTGATGACGCGAATTTCGTCGTTGCCCACCAGCGGCGTGCAGCGCATGTCGAAGCTGACCAGGCGCTTGCCGTTGACGTCGGTTTTCTGCGGGTTGATCAACTGCACCGCAGGCAGCCAGATGCCGACCTTGGTGACGTTTGGCACAGTGCCGTGCATCAGGCCGACGGTCTGCAGCGTGCCCAGCTCGACGGCCTGCATGAAGGTGGCTTCTTGCGCAGCGGTCAGGTCGAGCGTGACCTTGCCGCTCACCGAGCGCTGCGTCAGGTCCACGGTCTCGCCGCCCAGCAGCGGCGTGAAGTTGACACTGTTGCCGAGGTCCAGCTCCAGGCCCTGCGACGGGTAGGCCGTGCCGCCAGTGATGGCCGGCGCGGTGGTGGTGACGTGTGTGCCACCGAAGATGACGTCGCCGCTGTTGGCATCCACCACCACCTGCGGGACTTTGAATGCGGTCAGCGTCACCGAAGGATTGGCCGCGGCAGTTGGCGTGCTGTAGATGCCGGTGAACTTGAAGTTAACCTCCGGGCGGCCGCCCGCCTTCATGTTGATCGTCGGATTGCCCCGAACACCGGTGGCCTTGTGCAGCAGGCCGTCGTCATACCAGTAGATGCTGACCGACTCGAAGGCGGTGCTGATGGGCACGTAGTCGGCGCGGAAGGTGGCGGTGATGACCTCGGCCATGCCGCAGGCGCGCATCAGTGCGCCCCATGCCGGGGCCGTGGCCACGGTGCCCGCGCCGGCCAGCTCGACCGTGAAGGACATTTCGACGTAGCGCGTGCCGAGCAGCTGCTCGCTGGCGCCCAGGTACGGGCGGATCACATCACGGTCGACGTTTTGCGCGTTGATGGGGTTGATGGACAGGCCCGACACCAGCATGGCATTGGCTGCGCCGGTGGGCACAGCGTCGACGCCGTAGGTGGTTTCAATCTTGGCCAGAATGGCGGTGTTGCGGACGATGCGGTTTGCCATGGATTACTCCGGCTGCGGCGCGGTGGTTACCCACGCCTTGGT